GTGATTCAAGAAAAGTAATAGAAGACTATTTGGGTCGAAAAATTAATGATCAAGAGCATGATATGTTAATGCGAGCTGTTTATGCAGAAGCAAGTGCAAATAAAAATGAATATGCCAATGTAATGGCAGTTATTTTGAATAGAACTAGAAAAAATGGCGGAACTATCATTGACACATTGAGTGAACGAAATGCATTTCAAGCAGTAACAGGTACGAGTAAAAACGGACATCAACCTAGCCCAAACTTCATTCAAGGCCCAAATGAAAAATCAGCCGTAATGATTAACGAAAGTGCTTCTTCTTTACCTGGCATATCTAAAAGCTTAGATTCATTTTCAGCTGCAAATAGAAACGCATATGGCCCAGGAACTAGTGTTGCATGGTTGGATAAATTACAAGCTGGTGGCGGCACACAAATAGGACAAACTGTTTTTGCTGAGAACATGTATCGTGGAGGTGGCGGTGGTGCGATGCCTGCAGCTGCAACAGCATTAGCGTCTGCGCCAAATACTGGAAATGCTTTGTTGGATATTTTTGCTGGTTACACAAAATATAAAGAAGATTCTATGAAGCAAGGTGGAGGTTCAACAGTTGTTAATGCACCAGTTACCAATATTGCTCAAAATGGTGGTGGCGGTGGTTCAGGTTCTGCTACGCCTTATAATACAGATATGATGAAGTATCTGTTAAGACCAGTTACATAATAAAAAAACCCCGCACAAGGCGGGGTTTAATTTGCACAAAAGATTTTACTCTTTTTCTGCTAAAGACTTAAAGTAATCCAAGTCTTCGTCATCATGTTCAACAATCTTTTTATCGATTACTGAAACATCGTCATCATCAAACTTCTTAAAGACAGCATCTTCTGCCTTAGTCTTTACAAAAGAACCACCATCAAAACCCAAAACCTTATCAAGCTTTGCCTTCAATACTTCATATGACTTGAAGTTAGATGGATCGGTAAATTCCTTTAGAGAATATTCTTTCTTCCAGAGCGTTTCAAGTTTCTCATCATCACCATCAAGCAATGCAGACTTATCAGCAAATTCTGATTTATCATAGTTGCGATAGCCTTCAACATTACGAATCTTCAACTTGAAGTTAGCACCTTCCCACATATCAAATGGGTTGATTGGTGTTTCATCAGCGAACTCGGGATTCATCGCCTCTGTAAGCTTATCAAAGATTTTCTTACCAAACTTAAACAGTTTGATTTGACCTTCGTTTGATGGATTACTTGGGTCTGATACAACCAGAATGTTAGCAATGTAATGCAAACGGCGTTTTTGTTTCCGTGCAATTTCTTTGTTTGCTTCGATGCCAGAATTCCATAATGTAGTGTTATACTCTGATACTGGATCTTTTTGATTGAGAGTTGTCAGAGAGTTTTCAATGTACCAACCACCTGGACCTTGAAATCCATGGTCAAATCTACGAACCCAAGGTAGTGCATCATCACCATCTACCGCAGGGGCGGGAAGAAAGCGAATAACTGCCATGCCATTGCCTGCTTTATCAACAGTAGGTTGCCAGAGTCTGGTATCATCTTTTGATCCAGCTTCTTTAGAAGCGGGGGATGCGGAGTCTTCAATTGCTTTGGTTAGTTTATCCAAATCATTGCGACTGCGTTTGAGGTTTGCGAAAGAACTCATATATTATTTCCTTGTATAAAATGTATGTTTTTGTATAGCGTTTTGTTCACAGTATCATTATATCAAATTATTTAGTTGCTTTGCAAGCAGACTATCTAATTTTTGCACAGTTTCACCGATATTTGTGTGAAGTATACCGATGCCACCTGTCTTGTTGAAGGCAACAATTACACCTTCTTAATCATCAATCACCTTCTTCAATATAAGTTTATATTTTACACTATCCTTGGGGAGAAATGTGGCATACTTGGTGCATTTTCGCCTGTATTCTGGCCACCGAATATTGTCTGTTATCTTCTTAGACCACATAGGAAAGAATCCAAGGATGTCATTAAGAATACACAAGGTTTCAATCTGTATATCTCTCTGTAAAGTCTTTGTCAATAGACTAGGATAGTCACCATCATGCACAACAATCAAGTCATTAGGGTTAGAACAACCATCAAATACCTTTGTTAAATCATTCTCAAATGTATACGACAGCGATTGAATTACCTTTTGTCTTTTTCGGTAATTCATATCTGCTTCTTCCATCAATAGGTTACCTACCCAAGACTTTTCATCTTCTACAAAATTGGCAACAACAAAATTAATTAAATCATCTTTGTTATTACATTTACGAGACAGTTTGTAAAAGTGATACTTATCTTTTCTATTTTCAAAAGCGGTTACACTAACATTGGTCTTGCCATTATATTTCAAATAGTCGTAAGAATCCGATGTAAAGTGTAACTTGAGTGCCTGATAAATTTCAAATGTTTGATAGCCTGTCATATGGGCAATCTAGCACCCTTGTCTTTTAGCATATTATTATCCATTGCGTTAGCTTCAATTTTTGATTTAAGGTTAGAGTTAATCAATGTTGCAGCTACTTCAATTTCAAGACCAGTTGTCTTACAGTGGTCAACAATTGCTTCTATGTAATTGTAATCAGTATTTGCAACAAGGTGCTCTATTGACTTAGCAAATTTTAACATCTCATCTTTAGTAGGCATCGTTGCCTATTGCACACTTAACATTCCAGCAGGTTTGATATTTCATTTTATCTAAATTAATACCGCAAACTGAACAATCCTCAATTGATTGAACAGTCATTGGACCTTTCATCAATTCATTCACTGTCCATTGCATTCCGACAGATGGTGCAAAATTATATGATTCTTCACTCAATTCATTTACCTCTTCAGTTGAACTACTTCTTGGAAATGGCCAGTTAGGATGCCACTCTGGATCAGATTGCGTATCTTGAATAGTTGATTCTTCTGGTGATACATCAAACTCTTCATTATACCATTCTGGTCCACAAGCATCTTCATCCACAAAGTCTAAAACACCTGATGGATAAAAACCTGAACCACGGAGAAACATTTGAAATTGATCCAGAATATCAGGAAGCGAATCTGTACTAAATTCAAAAGTAGTTTCTGCATTACGGCCAGAAACATTGTCTATTTGTTTAAAAATATATTTCATTTTACAATCGTTTCATATAGAGTTTCAAATTGGTCTTGCACAGCAACTTCTTCATCATAGTTCTGTTTAAAATACACCTTTGCCATTTTAGCTACAATCTTCTTTGGTAATTGTAACTGTTTACTAATGTCCGCAATTGCTTCACGGATATAATCTTTCTCACTCTGAGATCGTGCCATTGAATCGGACACCTCACGGATTACTTTCAACAACTTTTCACGGTCTGCTGGATTTGAAATTTCATTAACACTCATTTGCTGAATAGCCATAATATACTCCTAAAAAAATTATTTCTTAATTGTTACACCTGTAACACCTGCATTGTGAAATTGTGCTGATGAAGCAAAAACCACACAAATAATATCATCACTCTTTGCATATGAGCATCTTACTGATAATGGGTCAATGCCTTTTGTAATTGCAACATCAATGTTCTGTGCCATGAGACTTCTATCGATTATATTGTAATAAGCTAATCCAAATATTGCTGCCAATAACACGAATGTCAATGATACAGTAGTTGATGTTGGGTATCCTAATTTAGCTGGCATTTTTACATTCCTCTTCTAGTATAAAATATGTGGCGACCAATAACGGCAGTTGTTCGCATGTTTTTCCATCCAGGATTAACATAGTCAGCATGATAAAATAAAGCACCATTGGATGGATCTATCATTCGTTCATAATTGATATAGATGCTTACTGCTAACTCTCTAATACCATTATACAACGAATTGGGGGTGGATGTCAAGCTTTTTTCAGTGGAAATGCGGTAAGGTTTATCTTCGCAGTACCAAGAAAACTGGCAAACATTCCTATTTTTTTGTTTCACTACGCCACAGATATCTGTTTTAAATAAACCGGAATTAACTCTGTTTAAGGTAACAAACGCAACAGCAATCTGCCCCTGTTTTGGTTCATGGGCAGATTCAAAGTAAATGTTTTCGGCTAGACATTCAACTTCTTCTTTTGCTTGTGGTGACAAGCTGTTGAATTTGGTTTTAAAAGGCATGTCATGTCTTATCTGTGATGCCATTCCAAAACTTATTGTAAGTATCACCATGACAGTGATAATACAAATTAAAAAACTGGATTTCATTCTTACTCCTTTGTGTTGAAAGGAGAGCGCACTCAAAACAGTGCGATCTCCTCACCCATCAGGTGGTAGACTTTTTGCTTAGTTTGATTGTATCGGGTGTTATATTAGAAACGAAACCATTGAGCGTTGCTGCCTTTGCTATGATTTCACTTTCCAGTGGGTATGGAGGAAATCCAGGATGATCCGGAATAACTCCACCATTGATTTTGATTGCTTCGACCTTTGCTGCCCAGTCGTTGCTTACTACTTCTCGCTTACCATAGTAATCCTCGGTAAGCATGTCCTTGGACATTTTTAAAAGCTCAAGTCTGATTTCAAACGGTGTTAGATTTGACATATTGTTTCTCCTGTGTGTGTAGTGTGTGTCACCAGCGATTTGTGTGATTGCTGGTTACTTATTTATAAGCGATTTAATCTCATAGGAATTGTAAAACTTAGGTCCAAAGGCCCTCGTAATATTTACCAAACAAACGAAAACCATTTGTAATTCGTTTTTGTACTTCTTGCATGCCATCAATATCTAATGTATAGGTATGTTTTGGTCCGTCAACCCATTGATACATTGTTGCTTTACCATTCTCATCCCATTTGCAAGCAACTGTCTTTTTATCAAATTCACCAGAACGAAACTTTTCTTCCCATGTATCATCAGCTTTACATTCAAAAGCAAAAATCATTTCACCAACAACATAATCCCATCTTTTGAAATGATTCTCATCGATATCCCACTCATTTTCTTTTGGTGGTGCTGATGTAGATTTTAACTCTTCTGGTACATCTTCATCATCAACAAAAGGTGCACCATGTTTATCTTTTTGTAATTGGTTCAACATTGGCAAAATGATATCTGCTAAGGTATGATCCATTGACCAAGTATCATATCGATCAATTTTCACATAGTTAATATGTGGATGAACAAAGTCAAGAAACTTTTGCCATGCGATACAAAATGGGTTTAAAAAATTAATCAATTTGATATATTTTCCTGTACCAGTGTCTTCAAGGTCATAAAATACATCTTCATCTTTTTCCCAAAAACAAACTGTTTTGAGAATCTCATATGGTGATACCCAATGATGCCGGTAATTACTTTTATAAATTTTCACTCTGTTTCCTTGTATGATTTAAACTTATCGTCATTACGAACATCAGAGATTCTTTTTCTTCCAGCTGAATTACCCAGCCATCTAAACTGCGTACACATGGTACATTTACAACTTCTTCTTGGTTTTTTTCTTTTATAGTTTGCCATTACTTTAGAAATAGAATATATGTTGAATAGGCGAACAAGGCCATTATACACACTTTTGCAATCAATGTCAATAGATAAAACAATTGAATACGGAAAAGATACAACATGCAAAATAATAAAAATATAAACAGCAATTCATTACCATTTATCGAAGAATTTTCAATCTTCGTAATTGCTGGTTCTGCCGCAATCTTAATTTCTTCAATTGGTTCTATACGAACATTTTCTAAAATCAAAGGCACAACATCACTCCATCATAATATAAAAGGTTGGTTATTCTGTTACTAGGAAACCAACCAAAACCCTAAGCGGCTGTTAGGCTGCTAATGCGTACTCATAAGAGCTATCGTTTGCATTTACGTTTTTTGCTTGATTAACGGTCATCGCCTACCGTGCTGTCCGCTCTGTTACTCTTTGCCCTGTCGAAACTATTCTCCCCCATCAAAAGCATTGTAGATGATTGATCCGTTACACTTCTGCTACAACAGATGGCGCCGTGATTGAATCTCATGCTTTTGGTGGAGGAGGGGGAATTTGCATCCCCGTCCAGAACACTTTTCTCTTTACTTCATACAGCAATATCACGCCAGTATTTATCAATGAATTGATTCAATTCTGGCAAATATTCTTTCTTGTCTTTCACAAATACTTGTGGCACTTCTTCTTCGGTTGCAATTGCTACCACAATCTTATTGATTGGTCTATTTGTAATTTCACCAAACATCTCAGCATAAGCTGAACATTGCATGAAGTAATTACGAATGTAACCTTCTTGT